AAACAAAATTTTCTGGAGGATTTTAAATTCCATGAAAACTTTATCTTATACCAATTAGAAGATACAGAATATTTCAATGCTTTTGCTAGAGGTATACCCATCTACAAAGGTGGCAATAAAAAAATAATAAACACTTACGACTTAGTATTCTTTGATGGCCCGCATACCACAGACAAGGTCATGGAAGAAGCTATGTTTTTTGGACCAAGATCTAGAATAGGTAGCAGATTTATATTTGATGACATGCACGCCTATGAGATGAGCGATATCGCATACGCGCTGACCGCTTTTGGATTTAAAACATTAGAGATAGGAAACAAAAAAATATGCTTAGAAAAACAGACATAGCCTACATAGCTGGGCTCTTTGATGGGGAAGGTTCTATTACCTATAAGAAATATAAGTCAAAGAAAACAAGAAATAATAAAACTAAATACTATGATTGTTGGCGTATAGTTATGGAAATAACTATGACCGATGCTTCTGTTCTGCGTTGGATACATTTAATTTTAGGTTGTGGTAC